CATAATTCGGTTTGATAGTTTTGATCCGAATAAGATGCACTAGGTATACTACCTCCCCTAAAAGAGAATACTCTTTATTATACCACAATTTTATGGTATTGTAAACCCCTAAAATACATTTTTTTTAAATAATTTAATCATTAAGTTATTTACAACTCACAGAGCCTATGATATAATAGGCTATATATTCAGGAGTATATTATGAAGCCAAAAGATAAACCGCATTACGTTAATAACAGAGATTTTAGTAATGCTGTAACAGAATATGTAACTATTGTCCAAGAGGCTGTGAAACAGGAAAAGAATATTCCTAAAGTCACAGATTATATTGCACTATCTTTTCTTAGAATTGCAGAAGGTTTATCACATAAAGGTAACTTTGTGCGATATACTTACAGAGAGGAAATGGTTATGGATGGTGTAGAACACTGTCTCAAAGCAATCAAGAACTACAATATCGAAGCAGCAACACGCACAGGTAAACCAAATGCCTTTGGTTACTTTACACAGATTTGTTGGTATGCTTTTCTACAACGCATTGCTAAGGAAAAGAAACAGCAAGACATTAAGATGAAATATATTGCACAAACACCTTCATTTGAATTTGCTGATGGTGATACAGATAAAGTTGCTCACGTTGTAGATCAACTTAAAAGCCGTATTGATTCAGTAAAAGAAAAAGATATGTTCTTTGCAGAGGTTGTAAAGAAAAAGAAAAGGCAGAAGAAAATAGATCCTGATGAAGGTCTAGGAAAGTTTATGAAATGAAAGTGGCCATTTTAAATGATACCCATGCAGGTATTCGTAATGCTTCTGATATTTTTACAGATAATGCAAATCAATTTTATAGTGATGTATTTTTTCCATACCTGTTAGAACATAACATTAAACGTATTGTTCACCTTGGAGATGTTTTTGACAACCGTAAGTTTGTAAACTTCAAAGCACTGCATTCTTATAGGAAAAATTTTCTAACTAAGTTGCGTGAGTATGGCATTCATATGAATGTTATCTGTGGTAATCATGATACATTCTTTAAAAACACAAACGATTTAAACTCACTGAAAGAGTTACTTGGGCATTATATGAATGAGATTACTATTCATATGGAACCAGAAGTAATTAATTTAGATGGTTTTAAACTTGCTATGCTCCCATGGATTACACAAGAAAATCACAATCACAGTATGGAGTTTGTACGAAAGTGTAAAGCAGATTGGTTGGGTGGACATCTTGAACTAGATGGATTTGAAGTAATGCGTGGTATAACCTATACAGGAACTCATGGTATGAGTCATAAAATCTTTAATAGGTTTGAAAAGGTTCTTACTGGGCATTTCCACGTAGGATCCGAAAGGGACAATATTAAATATCTCGGCACTCAAATGGAATTTTTCTGGTCAGATGCTGGAGATCCTAAGGGGTTTCATGTACTGGATACCGATACACGTGAGCTAGAAAAGATTAAAAATCCACATACACTATTCCACAAGATTGTATATGACGACAGCAAGACAGACTACTCTGCTTTTGTGCCGGATGTTACAGATAAATTTGTAAAAATAGTTGTAATTAATAAACAAGACCTCTTTACATTTGACCGATTTGTTGATAAAATACAACTACAACGTATTCATGATTTAAAGATTGCCGAGAACTTTGATGAGTTTTTAGGTGATAATGTGCGAACCGAAGAAGTCCAAATGGAAGATACTGGACTCCTATTAGATAATTATATTGATACAGTCAATACAGACCTTGATAAAGATAGACTTAAATCAGAGATGAGAGCAGTTCTTATACAGGCACAGACAATGGAAGTAGCGTGATAAAATTTAAAACTGTTCGGTGGAAAAACTTTATGTCCACTGGTAATTCATGGACAGAGGTTGACCTAATAAAGCATAAATCAACACTTATTGTTGGTGCTAATGGGTCGGGTAAATCAACTATGCTAGATGCCATGTCTTATGCCTTATTTGGTAGACCACACCGAAATATTAATAAACCACAACTCGTAAATACAATTAATAATAAAGATTGTATTGTAGAAATTATGTTTCAGGTTGGATCCGTGGACTATAAAGTTGTCCGTGGAATTAAACCTAATATCTTTGAAATATGGAAAAACGGTGCGATGATTAATCAGTCATCTCATGCTAAAGAATACCAGAAGATCCTTGAACAGAATATCATTAAATTAAATCACAAAAGTTTCCACCAAGTGGTTGTGTTAGGTTCTTCCTCTTTTATTCCTTTTATGCAACTATCAACAAACCATCGTAGGGAAGTTGTCGAGGATCTTCTGGATATAAATGTATTCTCTGAGATGAACAAGATCATCAAGGAAAAAAGTTCTCGTATGAAAGAGGATATCAAAGACATTGCGTATCAACTTGACCTAACCAAAAACAAAATAGATGCACAGAAAAAATACATTCGAGATATTACACAGATTAATGATGAGGAGATTACACTCAAGAAAAATCAAATAAAAGAGACAGAAACAGAGGTATTATTTCTACAAGAAGCCAATACTATTGCATCAGATTTTATTGAGAAAGAAAGTAGTAAAACAGAACAGGCATACCAGAAAGCTACAGAAAAGCTTCAATCACTTTCTCAATATAAAACAGAATTCAATACTTCTATTAAATCAGTTGTTAAAGATGCTAAGTTTTATGAAGATAATACAGAGTGTCCTACTTGTGACCAACCTATTGCTGAAAATGTAAGAGAAGAAAAACTTACAAATGCTCGGTCAAAGGCAAAGAACCTACAGTCTGGAATTAAAAAGGTTGATGTTGAAATAGAATCTGTCCAGAATATAATTAAAATACAGACTGGACTTATTGATGTAATCAGAGAAAAACAATCATTGATTAACAATAACAACCAGAATATTAAACGCCTATATGTTTCTATTCAAGGTATGAATGATGATATTACTAGACTCACTGCACGTGAAGGTGATTTAGGTAATGCTAATACAGAACTGAATGATATGCATGAGACACGAAACGGTCTTGCCGAGGAAAAAATTTCACTTAATGAAGAACTAAGTTATAATACTGCCATGAGTGAAATGCTAAAAGATACTGGCATTAAAACAAAAATTATGAAGCAGTATATACCAGTAATAAATAAACTTGTAAATGAATATCTACAAATCCTAGACTTCTTTGTACACTTTACATTAGATGAAGGATTTGTAGAAACAATCCGTTCCAGACATCGTGATAAGTTTTCATACGACTCATTCTCGGAAGGTGAGAAGCAGCGTATTGACCTATCACTACTGTTTACTTGGAGACAGATTGCCAAGATGAAAAATTCGGTAGCGACAAATCTGTTGGTGCTGGATGAAACTTTTGATAGTTCTTTAGATCATGATGGCGTAGAGAACTTGATGAAGATCCTTTACTCTCTTGATGATGACTCAAATGTATTTGTCATATCTCACAAGGGAGAAATCCTAGAAAATAAGTTTGACAACAAGCTTGAGTTCTACAAACAAAAAGAATTTTCTAAGTGCAAAGATTTTAGTGTACAAGCAGCTTAGAATGTGTTATAATAAACCTATAATGATAATAATGGAGAATATCTAATGACTAAAAATACAGCAAAACTTGAGCATGATCTCGAGGCAATGCGTGATCTTGCTAACAAAGTTGGCCGTAGTACGGTAGCTGTTATTGACACAATTGTTCAGCGTGGTGGCTTCCGTGGAGAAGAACTAAGCACAATTGGTCAGCTACGTGATCAATCAGTGCAAATTATTGCACTCTGTGAAGCAGCTCAACAGGACGAAGACGAATAAATTTTAATCAATTATATAATGGAAATGTGAATGTCTGAATTCTTATGGGTAGAAAAATATCGCCCAAAAACAATTGCTGAGGCTATTCTTCCTGCGGCAGTAGAAAAATCTCTCAAGTCTATGATTAAGTCCGGTGATCTGCAGAATATGCTTTTCACCGGCACTGCTGGTGTGGGTAAAACAACTGCAGCACGTGCACTGTGTAATGAACTAGGTCTTGATTATATTATCATCAACGGATCCGAAGAAGGTAATATTGATACACTCCGTGGTAAAATTAAACAGTTTGCATCAACAGTAAGCCTAAATGGTGGGTACAAAGTTGTTATTCTTGATGAGGCTGACTACTTAAACCCACAATCAACACAACCTGCTCTGCGTGGATTCATCGAACAATTCTCTGATAATTGTCGGTTTATTCTTACTTGTAATTTTAAAAATCGTATTATTGAACCACTCCATTCACGTTGTGCTGTATATGATTTTAATACAGGTAAAAAAGAAATGGCAGGTCTATGTGGTGATTTCATGGAACGCATCGAAGGTATTTTATCACATGAAGGTATCAAGGATTATGTAAAGTCTGATCTTGCAAACCTGATTATGAAATATCTACCAGACTGGCGTAGGGTTCTAAATGAATTGCAACGCAGTTGTGTTGGTGGTGAATTGGTTCTACTATCACAAACTACAGGCACAGATGATCAATTTAAACAACTCTTTACATCATTAAAAAATAAGGACTTTAAAACTATGAGGTCTTGGGTTGTAAATCATCTTGACCTAGATACAACTGCTATTATCCGTGGTGTATATGATCAAATGATGGATTATGTTCAACCACAAACGGTACCGCAACTTATTCTTATTCTTGCTGATTACCAATATAAAGCAGCATTTGTTGCTGATCATGAACTTAATCTAGTTGCCTGTATGACCGAGGTCATGGGTGACGTACAATTTAAATAGGAACCACATGCCAGATAACTCAGTAATATTTGATTTTGAAACTCTATCAACCGATAGGGTAAACTGCCCTGTGTTAAATATGGCAATGTTGTCATTTGATTCAGAAAGGTTTTTAAGTGGTCCTTATACATATAAATCTCTTATTGAAAAAAGTAAATTTATTAAATTTAATGTAGAAGACCAGGTAAAGAACTGGGGAAGAAAAATTGATCAGGACACCCTAAAATGGTGGGGTACACAAGGCCCTGATGCTCAACGACAGATGATCCCTTCACAATATGATCAGGGTATTGATAAACTATTTGATTTTTGGCAAGAAAATAAACCTGCTCAGTTGCGTAAAATATACACCCGTGGTAATAATTTTGATCCTATTATTATGGATTATATTTTTGAACAGACTGGTTATAATAAAGATGAAGCATATAAGTTCTATCAATTTCGAGACACACGCAGTACTATTGATGCTTTGGCATGGGGTCACAATCTAAACAATAGTTTTATCCCAGATGGGTTAGAAGAACATTTTGTTGCTCATGATCCTAAACATGATATTGCTATGGATGTTATGAGACTACAAACTTTAGTAAAGGCTATATCATGAAATTACATTTATATACACAAAATGGTTGCGGTTGGTGTGATAAACTTATGGAAAATCTAAAGCAATGGGGTCATGAATACGAGGTGTTCAATATCTCTAATGATATTTGGGCAAAGCAGTTTATGAGAGATAACGGTCATAAAACAGTACCACAGCTATATTATGCTGGTAAAGATGTGATGCAAGGTCCATCAGAAAATCTTACATCAGGGGGTTTACAAGACAGAATAGATAGGATAGAATGGCCTAATGTTGATAGCGGAGCAGAAGGTCAATTATGAATCCCTTTGATTATGTAAATAGTATTAATATTACTAAGAAAAATATTATGATTGATGATATTACCGAGAAAGGTTATGCACCATATATGGTAAACCGTTCTCTTTCATATTTTCAGGATACTGTTTTGATGGCCAACGAGATGAACATACACCATCAAATGGATAAGAGAATGCAGTATGATTTCTTGAGAAACATAGTGCGTAAACGTAAACGGTTCTCCAAATGGGCAAAGGCAGACAAACTCTCTGACCTGGATATGATTAAAGAATATTATGGATATTCCAACTCAAAGGCACGACAAGTGCTTCCACTTATTAATAAAGAACACCTTGAATATATTAAAAAGAAGTTGTACAAAGGCGGTAGGTCTTAAAATTAAAATTATTATAAATAGTTTGATTACAATTTCTTAATAATAAAAATAAAAGGTGGAAATTATGGAACAAGTGGCTGAAATGGTAGACTGGTCCCCAACAAGTATGCTGGAGATTATTCTTAATGAACCAGATGATTTTCTAAAGGTTAGGGAAACACTTACTAGAATTGGTGTTGCCTCACGTCAAGACAAAAAATTATACCAGTCTTGCCATATACTACACAAACAAGGTAGATATTTTATTGTACATTTTAAAGAGTTATTTTTACTCGACGGTAAAAAATCAAACTTTGAATTAAATGATGTTGCACGTAGGAATACAATTGCTACTTTACTAAGTGATTGGGGTCTTATAAAGTTTGCTAGAAAAGAAGAACTTCCAATGGCACCACTCCGCCAGATTAAAATTATCCCCTTTAAAGAAAAATCTGCATGGGAATTATGTCCAAAATATAACATCGGCAATAAGTAATGTATAAGTGGTATAAATTTTTACGTGCAAGAGGATACAAAAGGATTTCATGTATAGACTGTGCTTGGTATAATTCAAAATACTGGATAGCAGAAGGTGAGTGGCCTTATGGTATGAAACGAAAATGACTTGGAAGAGTGATAAATTTGATCAAGCAATTAGAAATAAACAACACTATCAATGGAGATTCGGAGATAGAACTTTAGACTTAAATTGGGATTCTATGGTTCATCTAATCGACACTCACCCGCCTAGAAAAACTATGGGTAATGTCGAGAAAAACAACTTTCAACTTCAAAACTTTCACCAGAGACCATCAGCACCTAAATTACTAAGAAACATGATAGCGCAGTTGGAGAAAAAGTTTTACAAGAATAATATATCCTTAATCGCATTTGGATCTATAGGTATCTCAGCACAGAGTTTTGATATCCACAGAGATGTGATGGATGTTATCTATATGCAAGGCTTGGGTAATGTTGATTTTTCTATATGGGAAGCTCACAAAGAAGGTCTTCCATCAAATCTAGAACATGGTGGTCGTGATGGCGTATCATCTATACTAAGAAAGAAATTTAAAAAGTATGATATATGTTGGATACCAAGAGGTACATATCACTTGATAAAGCCTATTAATACCAGAGTGGGATTCTCATTTGGTATAGAAGGTAATGTTGATCCATGTACATATATCTAGACCGCAATGCGGGTATCACTTAACAGTATACCTTTACACATTACTAAGTGTATAAATACAATCGGATGCGAGATAACTCGGTCCATTTTTTAATCTTGCTTGTACAAAGGAGATAACTATGACAGGCTTACACACACTATTCCCACGACAATCTTTTGTTGGTTTTGACCATCTGTTTAAAGAACTAGAGTTCACTGCTAAACATGCTCAAGACCATTATCCACCGCATAACATTATCAAAGCTGGTGATCAAGAATATCTGATCGAACTTGCTATTGCAGGGTTTACACAAGATGAAATCAATGTAGAGGTCAAAGACCGAACACTGACTGTTACTGGAGAACATGTCTCTAAAGGTAGAGAGTTTATTCATCGTGGTATTTCTACGAAGAAGTTCAAACGAACCTTTAGGCTGTCCGAACATGTAAATGTAAACGGAGCAGATATTCAGGATGGCATTCTGGCAATTGAATTGCAGTACGTTATTCCAGAAGAAATGCGTCCTCGTAAAATCAATATTGGTCAAACGAGGAAAACAAATGACACAGCTAATACTGGCACAAGCCAACTACTTACAGAAACCCCTTGATTTTTTAATCTATCTTGTTGGTAAGGCATTCAGAGGAATCTGGACTGCTATGGTTCTTTTCGGCACAGCGGTTATCGCAAGTCGTCAAGCATCAGCAAACAAACAGATCATGGACTTTATTCGGATCGAGTATCCAAACGAAGCACCAGAGCATGTATTGTACCGAATCCAGCAGGGAGCAAAAGTAAAATGAATATTATTAAAAAAATCTGGAACACAGTAAGACCAAAGACCGATGCAGAATATCGTGACGAGTATCTTGGTCTATCAAAAGATCATGGTGATCTGGAGC